TAATGATACGCCTTTAAATTTGAATAATGATACGCCTTTAAATTTGAATAATGATACGCCTTTAAATTTGAATAATGATACGCCTTTAAATTTGAATAATGATACGCCTTTAAATTTGAATAATGATGAATTTAAATTAAAATTTAACTTGGACGATAATGAAAAAAAAAATAAAGAACCATCGTTTAATAAAGATTTAAATAATAAATCTAATGATAATACCTGGGATGGTTACACAAAAATAAACGAAACACCCTATAATATGGAAGAAACCGAAAAGAAGATGTCAAGTGAAGATATGTTAAAGGAGAAATTTATAATTTTAAGGAAATTTGATGAATTAGAAAAAAAAGGAGTATCTATTAGTAAAAGATACACAATGGAGTCTTCATTATTAGAAATGAAAGGTGAATATGAAATGATTATATCTGAGAAATCTAAATCGAATAGTGTTAAATTTCAAGGAAGAATGTTAATGGCTGCAGTAACTGGTCTAGAATTTTTAAATAATAGATTTGATCCATTTGATGTAAAACTTGACGGTTTGTCAGAACAAATAAATGAGAATATAAATGATTATGATGATATATTTTCAGAACTTCATAATAAATATAAATCAAAAGCGAAGATGGCGCCAGAATTAAAACTATTATTTCAGTTAGGTGGATCAGCAATCATGGTTCATATGACAAATAGTATGTTTAAATCATCAATGCCGGGTATGGATGATATTATGAAACAAAATCCTGATTTGATGAAACAATTTACAAAAGCAGCAATGAATAGTGTTGGTGAAACTAACCCTGGGTTTGGAAATTTTATGAGTAATTTCACCGATGAAAAACAAAACCGACCTAATCAACAAAATCGACCTAACCAACAGAATCAAAATGAAAGTCAACAGAATATGTTTTCTTCGTCTTCAGCTAATGGAGTATCTATAAATGAACAATATGGTAATGTATCAAACGAAAAATCATATAAATCTAATATAAACGAACCTTTTGAAAGAGCTGAAATGAAAGGTCCAAGTGATTTAAATAATATATTATCAGGTCTAAAAACAAAAAATATAAATATTCAATCTAATAATGAAAAAAAAGATAGCAGTACAATAAGTATTTCGGAATTAAAAGAATTGTCAAACGCGAAACAACCTTCAAGAACAAAACAAAGAAAACAAAAATCAGAAAGAAAATCTGTTAGTTTAGATATATAAATATAAATATAAATATAAATATAAATATAAATATATAAATAAAAATTATATATATTTATTATGATTAATGATGTTATTGTAGGTGGTATGTCAAGCATAATATCAAGAACATTAACAGCACCAATAGAATTATATAAAACTCAAAAACAGAATCCTTTTATACCTTATTCGACATTATCATCAGTTATAAAAAAAGAAGGTTTTAATAATTTATGGAAAGGAAACTTAACAAATTGTTTAAGAATACTTCCACAAAACGGAATAAACTATAGTTTATTTAATTATTTTAAAAGTAATGTTTTTCAAAATATAGATAATAATGAATTAAAAAACTTTATTTCAAGTAATATATCAGGATTAATTGCTATGTTATCAACATATCCATTAGAAACAATTAAAACAAGGTTATCTCTTCAATCATCAAATAAATATTATAATAATATTTATCACGCATTCAAAACGATACCAAATCGTGATTTATATAGAGGGTTGAATATGAGTTTAATTGGTTTTGTTCCATTTAATTCAATAACATTTACACTTTATCATTATTATAAAAATGAGTTGAATAAACATAATATAGAATATAATATTCAAAATTTTATTAGTGGTGGTTTATCAGGTTTATCAGCAATTACTATAACTTATCCAACAGATTTAATTCGAAAAAGATTACAAATACAAAATTTTGACAAACACGTTCCAAAATATAATGGTATTATAGATTGTATAAAAAAAATATATTTAACTGAAGGAATTAAAGGTTTATATAGAGGATTACCAGCAAGTTATGTTAAAATATTTTTTACATTTGGAATTCAGTTTTATTTATTAGATAATAGATCTAAATAAGTTTATTGTAATATAATATAATATATAAATTTAATAGAATATGAATATAATGAAAAATTACAAAACAATTTGTAATAAATGTGATATTAATCTAAGTAAAAACGATAATTTTTTCAATATTTATTTTGATTTAAAAAATACTATAAATTTAAATAATACTATAAATTTTAAAATATATAAATTAATGTATGAATTGAATAAAGATATTATAGAAAGAATAGAATTTATAGAGAATGGTATAAAAGATAGTTTAGATATTTTATTTTTATTTAATAATTTTGGTAAAGAATTAGGATTCAAAAAAAAGTATATGTTTATTAGGACAACTAAAAATAATTTAGATAATAATATAATAATATTTAAAAGTGAAAGTATTCCATATCTTAATGATAATATTAAAAAAAAATACGATTTAATGGAATGTGTGTCATCAATGTTGATGATAAATATAAAAAACGAATCTAACGCATATATAAATTATACTTTTAATATAAATATAGAAGAAGAACTTCCAATTTATATGGAAAATATTATAGGTATTTTAATGAAAAAGACATTTCATAGATTAAAAATATTTATAGAGCAAATTTAATAAATTTATTTAGAATTAAAGAATTATTATAATATATTATTAATGAGTAATAAATATATTTTTTTTTTAAAATCTTTAAATATTGTATTATGTGAAAATATAAAATATAAAATAAATAAAGATAATGTAAAATATATTGATAATATAACCAAGAAATTATCAAAATTAGATATTATATATATTAAAATATTTCAGTCTTTAGCAACGAATCGTGATATATTTACAAAAGAACAACTAGATAAATTGTTTTTATACACTGATAAAGTACCTTTTACAATGGATGAAATAGATCTTAATGAATTATATAATAAAATTTATAATATAAATAATAGTATTGACAATAATGATTTCGATACAAATATTTTAATAAATACTATAGAATACATTAATTCTGGTATGATTTCTTTGGTTTATAAAGCAAAACTGGTAAATGGAAAAGATGTAATTATAAAAATCGCAAGAAAAAACATATTAGAGAAATTAGAAAAATCATTAGATAATATTTGTTTTTCACTTAAATTATTAAGTAAATTTCCATATATTTCAAATATGAATATAATAGAAATATTTAACGAAAATCGTGAATTACTATTAGAACAGACAGATTTTAAAAAAGAATTTAATAATTTAAAAATCATTTATGATAAATTTAAAAATATAGAATATATTAAAATACCTTATGTTTATGATAAATTTATTAAAGAAAATATACTTGTAATGGATTTTATAGAAGGAAAAAGAATAGATAAATTAACTAATAATGATGAAAAAAATGAATATTGTAAATTACTTGCGAATTTTACTATTAAATCATTATTATTTGATGGTATATATCATGCTGATTTACACGCCGGTAATATTTTGTTTATAAATGAAAATAAAAAATTAAAATTAGGTATATTAGATTATGGTATTATAGGACATGTTACAAGAGAAGAACAACATGAATACTATAATTTTTTTACATTGTTATCAAAAAATGAAAAATATAATATAAAAGAATTTATTATTAATAATTTTGTAGAACCAAAAGAAGTATATAATAAATTAGAATTATCTGATTATATGAATTTATCAGAGAATATCATGAATATATGTGATGATGTTTTTGATGTTTATAATAATTTTGAACCTATACATATTTATAAAATTAATAAAATATTAAAAATATATAATTTGAAATTATCTAAAAAATTTTGTAAGTTACAATTATCGTTTGCAATATCAGATAGTATTTGTCGCAACTTAGCTGTCAAAGGTGTTACATATTTAGATCATATGAAAGTAATAATGAACCAATATAATAATATATTGGAATATTAAATTAATAATATTAAAGGTATATTTAAATATTTGGTAATGAAGTTTGTATAAATCATAATTATTTAAGAAAACATTTATTTTATTGAATAACTTGGTCTTTTAATTGTCCAAATGTGTGAAAATTAGTATTATCATTATAATTATCATTATAAATATTATCATTATAATTATCATTATAAATATTATCATTATAATTATCATTATTGTTTACATTATTGTTTACATTATCATTATCATTATCATTATCATTATCATTATCATTATCATTATCATTCTCATTATATAGGTTGTAATCTATAGTTTTATTTAATAGTTCAAGATTATATTTAATTATACAAAATTCACTATTTTCATTAAATAAATAATTTAATATTATTGAAAAGAAAATCGTAGATATAATTGTTATTTTTATATCTCTTGTAGAGATAAATACAACTATAAATAAAAATATTTCTTTTCCTATAGTTTCTTTTATTGCTTTTATTTGTTTATCTGTTAGTTCTAAATCTATATGTTTAGTTATTATATTTAAAATAATAATTGATATACTAAGTATAAATTTACTATTATTTATATAGTTAAATATGTATTCCATTATAATAAATATACATATTATCTTATTTTATTATAAATTTTATTTTTATAATCATCTATATTCAATCTTAATTTTCTTTTTCGCTCGTTTTTTACAGATTTAATTTTTTTGTTTAATACTGATAAATTCCTAATTAAAAATGGTTCAACATTATTACGAGTTATGGTTGTTAATATAATTATAATTATTAAAAATATTATTATTATTATTTTTAAATTCATTGTATATATTATTAATATATTATTAATATATTATTAATATATTATTAATATATTATTAATATATTTGTGTATATATTTCAAATAATAATATATTTGTTTTTTATAGATATGAGTTATTTAGCATTACACGCATATCCTATTGATACAAGTGAAAATAACATTGATTGTAAAAAAAAACAACGTAATAAAACTATTAAAAAAAAAACAAATAACCCAAAGGTTAATAGTATGATTCAAAAAATACATGATAATATTAAAAATGATAATATTAAAAATGATAATAATGCTAGTTTTAACCCGCCATTACATTCAGCAAATAGTAATCATATTGAGTTAAAAAACTATAATAATGAAATCGTTGATAATAATATATCCGTTGATAATAATATATCCGTTGATAATAATATATCCGTTGAAGAATTCAATAAATTTGATAATCAACAAAATAATGAATATTATAAGAATTATACCGAAAATTATAAAAATAATATGAATAATATGAATAATATGAATAATATGAATAATATGAATAATATGAATAATACTAATAATAAGAGTAAATTATTAGATAAATTAAATTACATTATTACTTTATTAGAAGAACAAAAAGACGAAAAAACAAATTATGTTAATGAAGAATTAATATTATATTCATTTTTAGGTGTTTTTATTATATTTATAGTTGATTCGTTTGCAAGAGTTGGTAAATATGTTCGCTAATTTGGTTTTTTTAAAAAATATACATTTTGATTTTGATTTTTAATACTCGATATTAAAATAAATCCAGAATCTTTTGCTATATTTAATATTTTTCTTTGAGTTGGTATATATAGATCTTGTTCATTTTGAATAATATTATCTTTATAATTAATAATTTCTTTCATAACACCTGTGTCATCATTAGGAAATATTTGATAATAATTTTTATAATTAAAATTATATTTTGTTTTAGATAAATCAATTACTTTTTTATTTAATTGTGTTCTATCAAATAAATTTAATATTAAATGTCCGCCAGGCTTTAACCAATACATAGTGTTTTCGAAGAAAACCTTTTTATCTTTAAATTTATAAATAGTATTATTTAAAGACAATATATGTGTAAAATAATTAGGTGAATAATTCATAGCAATTAATGGATTACCAACATCAAACTTCAATTTAGGATAATTCTGTCTTGCTTTATTTATAAACGATACAGAATCATCTAAACCAAATGATTTACATTTTTTACTTATTGTGTTGACATTATAACCACTTTTACACCCAATCTCTAATATAATACTTTTAGATATAGGGTTAATATTATTGATAATACCTATATCATTATAATTTGTAAAATTGCGAAATAATAATTCATCATATATATCTACATATATGTCATCGTATATTTTACGATTTCTTTTAATAGTAATATTTTTATTTTCAAAATTTTCAAATTTTTCAATATAATGAAACTTTGTAAACATGAAATTTTTATAAATAATTATAAATAATAAAATAATTAGAAAATAATAAATCTTATTAATATTTGGAATATTCTTAATTTTGGTTAAAAACACTTTAATATCCATATATGTATTAAAGGTATATTTTTTGTATAATAAATTATAATAATGAAAATTATAATAAATGATGTAAGAATAAATAAAGATTTTCGTGGATTAACATTTTCAAAATTTAAAAAAGATAAAGTTAAAAAAGAATTAATGAATAGTATATATTTTAGTAAAATAGAACAATCTTTATATTGGTGTGCGGAATTAATATGTTCAGGACATTTTTTAGATATATGGGATATAATTTTTATACATATATCTAAAAATATACATATAGCTAATCCTAAATTATCTATATATATATCTTTAAGAATTGATAATTTTAAAGATATAATTTGTCAAGAACAATATATTAATAATGAATTAGAACTCAGAAATAATGAAATTATTAGAAATATTTTTTCTGAAATAATACTTATATTGTGTTTTTCTAATAAAAGTACTTCAATTGAATATTTAAAAATAAATAATGATACTGAATTTAATATAATAAATATATCTGAAAAATTAAAAGCAACAACTAGTAAATTCGCAAATAATATTTATAAACAAGGAGATCCAAAATGTTTATTTATTGCTATAAATGAATTGTCTTATACAATATATATTAAAGATGTTATAAATAGTTATTATTGGTTTGAATGGATTTTAAATTACAATTCATTGTGTAAGAAAAAAAAGAATATTATAAATTGTGTTAAACGAGAATTCCCTATCGTTCAAGATAAATATAAAAAAAATATAATATGGTTGATATGGGATGTAATATTATATTATTCTAAATTTAAAAAAAAAATAATACGTATCGTTATTAACTCTTTATTAAAAATGTTTTGTTTAAAATATAATAATTCTTTCGATAAAAAAAGAAAATCTATTATTTACTTTAGTATTTTATTATTAACAGAAGATAATATTAATTTCGATTTAGATATTTTAAATAATAAAAAAAAAATAAATAATATAATACAAAATATAGATAATACATTTAATGAATTAAAAAAAAATGAAATTTATTCTAATGATATAAAAGATGATGAAAACCTTAATAAAAATAAAACTTTTGAAAAACTAGAATTAATGAAAAAATATGATATTTTTTTTAATCCTTTGGACATTTAAGAAACAGACTTAATATAAAAATCATTCGTAATGTAATATTTTGATATATCAATACAAAAAAATATATCCAAACAATTAAATATATTTTAGATACAAATAATTGAGTTAATAATCTGCGTTGTTTAGCATACAATCATTTACAATCATTTACAATCATTTACAATCATTTACAATCATTTACAATCATTTACAATCATTTACAATCATTTACAATCAAAATAAGACAATAAAACTATCTATATAATATATAATATATAATATATATGAAGTCGGTACTTTAAACACCTAAATATGTAAATAATATTATTTATATTATTTATATTATTTATATGGAACAATTAAACATTAACAAAACTATTACAAATAGTCCATTAGAATTTATACCTGTAAATAATATACAAAATTCTACTAATAAATTTAAGTTTTTAAACATACTTAGATATATATTAATATTTTTAATATTAATATTTTTGATATTAAGTATAACAGATAAATATGATTATGTTATTAATTATATTAATAACAAAATTAAATACTATTACGATAACAAAATTATAGATAATATTAATAAAAATATTAATAAAAATATTAATAAAAATATTAATAAAAATATTAATAAAAATATTAATAAAAATAAATTAAATGGTAAAGATAAATATGATAATATTAAAGGATATTGTTTCATAGGTCAAGATAAAGGTGTTAGAACCTGTATGGAAATAAATATTACTGATAAATGTATGTCGGGAAATATATTTCCGAGTAAATCCGTATGTATTAATCCAAATTTAAGTAATAATTTTAGAAAGTAAATTTATATATTATATAATTTATAAATTATATACTTCGTCGTTATTATTAAAATACCATCTGGTTGATAGATATTTCGGTTTAGATTGTGTATAATTCTTAGATTCAATTCTATTTAAGTTAGGACCATTTGATACAATTTTCTTAATGCTTGTTGTTCCTAAAGCACTATTAAAATATCTTAACGAAGATAGATAACCGTCAAAACCACCATTCATATTAACATACACATCTTCATAATTTTGTCTTACAACACTTTCTAAAATATGTCTTTTTGTTAAAACACCGTTTATATAAACGTCCAATTGTTTTTGATTACTTACGCGAACTAATATATTTACCCATTTATTTATTGGAACATCTTTTACTATTACTTCTTCATTTATTTTATCAAAAGTATTCATAATAACTAATAAATCATTAGTATCCGGTGTTAAATATAATCCAGGAGCATTGATATGTTTATTTAATCCTAATTGTGTAATATTATCATTTCCTTTATGAAAAATATGTTTATATTCATTTTGCTTATAAGTATATCCATCTAAAAATACCCATACCGACCACGTAAAATCTAATCCATCTCTTTCATTTACAGAACGCATTATAGGAACACCGTTTTTAGAACTAGGATTTTGAGAAATTATTTTCATGTGTTTTGCTTCGACGGTTCCATCGATTAGTATAGGGTTTTCAGATGGAGAAAATAACCAAGCAAATAATGATGTTAATACTCTTAATATTATTACGAATGCTATTATTACTAATACCAAAAATAATGCTTTATCTCTAACTGTAGATTTATTATTAGGAATTATTTGATTTAAACTACTCATTATATTATATATTTATAAAAGATATATCATATTAATAAATAATTAATTATATCTATTATATTTCTAAAGTACCTTTTTCTATATTATCTTTTAAAAACGCAACCTTGATTTTATATTTATTAAATACATTAGAAAATATTCCTGAATTACCTATAAATCCGTCTTTGTATATGTTATACGCTTGAACAGGATTTGACGCTTCGCTATGATACACAAACGAAGACGTCCATCCGGCAAAACCACCATTGGGTGTAATACTTAATTTTTCATTATTATTTATTTTAGCTACACCAGGTAATAAACAAGTTCTTACTAGTTTTCCATCTAAATAAACATCCAATGTTCTACCATATAAACTTACAATTAAGTTATTCCAAGATTGAATTGCTACATTTCTTATCTTACATTCATGGTTTATAGGACCATTGGATGAATAACAAGTTACATTTATATTAACATCATTCTGAACTTTATCTAAAGATATCTTGGGACAAGGGTTATTATCTTTATCCATTACCACCAATAAATCTTTTTCTTCACCATAACGATAGTTCCATTCATCAATATAAAACCATAACGAATATGTATAATTACTATTATTATTTGGATTAGATGGACTTGTTACAACTAATGATTTCGTTCCTTTTTGGAATTTACTTAAATAAACACTTTTCTTAAAAAAACGAATTATTAATAAAATTACAGAAATAATTAATACAACAGAGATAGCGACTTTCCACAATAATTTCATTATATATTATAGTATTAGAATTTATAATGAAATTATTATTTCATTAGTTTATTCATATTCATTATTTCATTAGTTTATTCATATTCATTATTTCATTTTTTAATAAAATTCTATCAAAATATATTATATTATTTATTCCACCATGAATACCATTCGTTTCTCCTGTGATGAGTTTATCATTCTTAATATAAGGTGCTATATTCATTTCTGATGCAACTAAAGTATCGTTTATAAATACATCCATATTTCCACCATCATAATTAATTACAATATTATTCCATTTTTGATAATTAAAATTTTTAGTTTCATATATAGTTTTAATGTTATTATTTCCTGTATCAGTTCTTATTCTAAATATCTGTTTATCTCCATTGTATTCTATTATTGGTTTATTCCCATAATTTAATAAATTTGTATATTTGGAATAAGAACCATTCGTATTTGATGGTTGCGGGTTTATCCATATTGAAAATAACAATGAATATTTATAATTCATTTCATTTTTTTCTAATTCATAATTATTAAATACTTTTTTATTATTTAAATATACATTTTTTTTTAATATATGTATACCTCCTTTTGATAAATACTTATCAAAAATATATGGAAATAAATACATGAAAAATAATATTATTAACTCAATCAAAAATATTACTTTTATTATTGGTTCAGTAACATAATATTGATTTATTACATTATTTATTAATGTATTAATAAAATTTGTTATATTACCATTATTGTTTTTTAATATATAAAAAATTCCTAAAATAATTGTAATTAATGTTATTAATTTTATAAATTTAAATATTTTATATAAAACATTTATTTTTGTAAAGATAAATATTAATACTATAAATACTATTAATACATATAATATTATATTTAATACTTTTAATGGTTCATTTCCTAAATTACTTATACCTAAATATCTTGACAATAATAATTTTATTATTATATAAAATATATTTATTAAAATCAAAATATTTTTAAAATAAGGTGAATTCTCTAATAAATTTAATGGATTATATTTTAATAATATTGCTTGAACAAATGATAATAATATGTAAATTTTATTATTTTTAATAAACATTATTAAATAATTTAATAACTTCATTATAATATTATTAAATTTTTTAATATAATAAACTATAGATTTTCTAATGCTGTTTTCTTTCCATGACAATTTCTACATAATGCTACTAAATTATTTATATTATTTGTTCCTCCTTTATCTAATCTAGTCTTATGATCTACCTCAAACCATGCTGGTAATTGTTTTAGACAATCACCACAATTCCAATTTTGAGACGAAGCCACGAATTTTTTTTTTGTTTCGCTTACACTTCTTTTTGAAGTATTATTCTTACCTGAATTCATCATTCTTTTAAATTGAGGAGTTTTTTCTACATTTGAAATATTTTCTACATTTGAAATATTTTCCGTTGTAAATTTTATTATCGGACTTATAAAATCTTGTGTATTCTTATCTATAGGAATATATTTTAAAATATTATTCGCATTTGTTAGTATATGTTTTGATTGTTTTGGGTCTTTATTTATAAACAAATATAAAGAAAACCCCATAAATGCGACTCCTATCATTTGAAAATATTTTTTAAATGATTTAATTTTTTCTATATATAATCCGTCATTATATATATTCACAATTAAAAATATTGTTATTAAAAATATTAATGCTCTCATTTACTATATATATTAAATATTATTAATGTTATTAATAATAAAAAAGATACAAATATATATTTCTCTCTTCTTCTTTTTTCTTCTATTTTTATAATGTCTTTATTTTTGTAATGGTCATAATATATCAGCATCGCTTCATCCATACTAATATCTTCTAAACCTATAGACCTATTTAACTTATTATTTATAAAATGTAACCATTTCTTAAATGATTCTCTTGTATCCAAATATGGTGAAACTGGGTATTTATTTATTATTACACTAAATATATTTGATATATCTTTGTCAGGAAGAAATAAAGGTAAATCACTTATAAAATTATAATATTTCTTTTTTAAAATATCATTGGGTCTTTTCGGATATGTAACTGCCATTGAATATAATACAAACATATATGAAGGCAACCATATTTTTGTTTCTAATGTCATTCTTATTTATTATCTTTTAGATATTATATATTTATTTACAACGCCATATTTTTTCAAAATGATATAAAAACATGTAATAATATTTTTATATATAAAAATGAATAATAAAAAATATTGTAGTAATTGTAAAATTCATGGTCATTATTATAATAATTGTAAAAATATTATTACTAGTAATGGTATTATAGCTATTAATAATATTAATAATACTAATAATATTAATAATGATTATAAATTTTTACTTATAAGAAGAAGAAATTCATTAGGATATATTGAATTTCTTAGAGGAAAATATAATATTCATAATATGTTTTATTTAAAAAATATTATTTTTGAAATGTCTATTAATGAAAAATCGGATATTCTAAATAATGATTTCGACACATTATGGTGTAAATTATGGGGTATTGAAAATAATAATGATGATATGATTACAAGATATAAAAATGAAAAAAATAATTCTAAATTTAAATTTAATAAACTTAAAGAAGGTTTTTTAAATAAAAAAACTAATGTTTTTTATAATTTAATTGATATTATAAAAAAATCTCCTAGTAATTGGGTAGAACCTGAATGGGGATTTCCAAAAGGAAGGAAAAATTATCAAGAATATGATATTGATTGTGCTATTAGAGAGTTTGAAGAAGAAACAGGATATAAAAGGGATAATATTACACTTATTAACAACATATTACCTTTAGAGGAAATTTTCGTAGGTTCTAATTATAAATCTTATAAACATAAATATTATATCGCTTTCATGAAAAATATAAATCTTATAAATAATAATTATAACGATTTTGAAGTTGGTGAATTGAGATGGTGTTCTTATAATGAAGTGTTAAATTTAATACGCCCATATAATTTAGATAAACTGAATTTAATTAAATCTGTTAAAGAAATATTAAATAATTATACTTTATATTAAATATATATAATATGAACACAACTACTATTAAAATAAAACGTTGTAAAAAAGGAACTAGAAGAAATAAAAAAAATGGTAAATGTGAAAAAAATGATAAAAAACAAGAAGAAATAAATGATAAAAAACAAGAAGAAATAAATGATAAAAAACAAGAAGAAATAAATGATAAAAAACGTTGTAAAAAAGG